GCGACTGGCGAGGCGGTTGACCCGCTCATCCAGAAGCTGACGCTGGCGCATCGCGTTGCGGTGATGACGGCGGTGCGCAACTTCGTGGCTGGCTCCGTAGTGTTCTGCAACCCGCGCAGCCCAGCGACGCAGGACGCCGACTACGCTGAAGCAAAGCGCCTGCTGCGGCCGCAGCTGATCACGAAAGGCTTACTCGCCTCCGTAGGCTAATCGTTGTCATTGCAGGATTAGCGGAATGCGCACGACCTGCTGCCGGTCGACTCATTCTCTGTTCTCTTCATCGTCGCCCATAAGCAATCTGTTCCATTGGGGGAAGCGCATATCCTCGATGATTTTTCGAATGGCCTGCGCGCAAAGGTGAATTCCCGCCGAGAGCGTTTTCATCACCTCTTCCTCGGGAGTCTTCTTCGAAGCGATAGATCCACTGTGCGCAGCATAAGATCGATACATATATAACTTGTTGAAGGTCTCGAATAGTTCGGTCCTGTGTTGCGCATCTCGTCCCAAAAGCCACGCTCCCCGGAGGCGAAACTGCAAAGACAACTGGTCCTTTGACTGCTGATGAGCCAATAGCAACGATTCCAGCGCAATGCCTAGGTCCAGCGCGCGATCGACACTTGTCTGATGCTTTACGGCCTCGTTCAAGCGATGGATCGGAACTCGGAGATGCTGCTTTACCTCAGGTGGGAGTCGCAGATATTTTTGGGCGACCTCTCTGAGGTCAGCGAGCTCAACTTCAGTCAGCAAGCGGTTCTCGGAAACTCTAGTCTCGTTGCGTGGTCGCATCCAGTTGAAACCCACGTGGCCCTTCAGAAACTCGCCATCGGCCAATTCTAAATAGGATTTCGAGATAACTGGAGAGCAAGGGCCGAAAATGGTTAGCACGTCCACAATCTGATAGATCGGAGCCGCCTCGGTGGATGCTTTGAATTCGGGTGGTTCACGAAGGAACTTCGGTGTTGCTTCTTGGACCGTGTACAGTGCAGCACCAGGCGTTATTTTTTGCTCATCGAAGAGATGTTGCAGTGAGAAAGGCGTTGGCGGTTGTGCTGCACCCGTGTACTTCAAGTATGACTGTAATGTCGAAGACGGAACGTGCGCGAGTGGGCAAATAAAGATGCCCGGAACCACCTCCAGGGTGTCATTCACTGCGACACCTTCGAGCAAGAGCACCTCGATACTGCGATTAGATGGGGCGGCGAGAAACCGATCCATCGCGGCTAGCGCTCGGTCGATGCCATCTCTAGCCGCGTGCGCGATCAACGCTTGCAACAAACTCATGAGGTTTACGCCAGTCAGGAGATTTTCCTGGTTGAGGAGCACACCATCCAGCTCTGCAATCCGCGGGTCCTTGCAAGCTTCGGTTATGAGTCTGCTGGTGACGTGTGCGATCCCCGCATCTAAAAGAGGCGTATGCTGTGAGTAGAAGTAGCGATCAGCTTTGGTCTGGAGGACTGCTTCAATAAGAGCGGATCGGAAGTCCGGTTCTGTCACAGATGCCCCTTATGTGTTTATGCGTCGAGCGGTTCCGAACCGGAACCCTTCTTCATTCGATTCATCGGTAGAGTTGCAAACGCCCGACGCTTTTGGTATTGTTCTGTCCGTGGCGTCTTCGCACGCCCAAAGAAAAGCCCGCACGGTTAGCGCCGTGTGGGCTTTTTAATTTCTGTCAGTCAAAAAAGCTTGACCGCGGTTTGAGTGCCTCGTGGCCTTCCCAGGTGAGGCGGACTCGGCCATGCTCCATCAAACTCACCAGGCCTCGGTCGTCCAGTAGCCGGATATGATGAGTGACCGCCTCTTGCTTTGCAGCATTATCGCCAGCTAGCGTTTCTCGGATCCTGTTGGCGCTCATGTATTCGCCGTCGTGGTCTTCGAGTGCCTGCAAGATCGCTTTCATGAGCGTGTCGTCCCGTTTCATATTTTTCCCTTTTCGTATGAGCCGGCCCTTCCGGCGCAACGATTCTACAACCTTGCTCGCCATGGACCTCAAAGCCATCATTCAGAAGATCGCCTCGTGGTTCAAGAGCGACGTTGCAGTAGTCGAGCAAGACGCCAAGGCAGTTGAGGCGACAGTATTGTCGGATCTGTACACGCTCCAAACGCAAATTGCCAAAGACGGCCGTGTATTCGTCGCCGGCATCGCATCTCCCATCTCCACCATCGAGGCAGCTATGGGCACTCCCGCAACAGACACTCAAGTCGCCGCCCCAACGGCAGGCAACAACGTGAACACCGCAGTGCAGATTGCGCTCGCGCTGAAAGCGATCGACGCGTCGCTGTCGGTCGAAGCAGTGCAGGCGGCAACCACGGCAGCACTCGACGCTGCTTATCCTGCTGCTTGAGGCCATCGGATTCGTAATAGACTGGCCAATCCTCAACCTAAAGGAGCGGCCATGCAAAACGCGTACTATCGCCCGGGCGAATACATCCGAACGGCGCAAATGATTGACGGGGTTATCGAAACGCTTTACGCGCATGTTTCCGGTGCCGTCGGTAGCCGGGTGATGCAGGAACACGGCCTATCGCTCTTATCTCCGCCTGCGAATCTTGGTGGGGAAATCTGTTTAGCCGCACATCATAAGCGGCTCATTACGCAGCGCAGTCACGTGTGGCATGTTCTGCCTGATTCGCGGCGCATCCTGTTCGGCCGCGTAAGGCTGCACGAGCTGGACCACGCGAATGAATTGGGAAAGCCTGTGGTTTCGATGATCGTTCGCTACGACGGATTCGTGTCGTTCGACGGCACCATTGACGTGCAGGAGCCTGTCACCCAACCGGGCTATGAAGAGGTGGTGGTCGATCGACTCGCACGCGTGTCGATGGCGGCCGTGTATGACCTGCTTGATGTGGTCGGCTAGCGTTGCCGTCTCGTCCGCTCCGCCCGTGCAAGCACCGCGGGTGCGGTGCTCTCTGCGCTGGCGGCAAGACGTATTGCGCGCAGCACGCGAGCGAAGAAGTGAAGTGGAAACCGGACGCGGTGCGCGGCAATCGTCATGAGCGTGGTTACGGCAACGCGTGGACGAAGCGTCGTGCCCGCATCCTGTTGCGCGACTGCGGGTTGTGTCAGCCGTGCCGTCTAGTTGGTCGCGTGACCATCGCGACCGAAGTGGACCATCGAGTGCCGAAGTCACAAGGCGGTACCGATGACGACGATAACCTGCAGGCGATCTGCAGTCCGTGTCACAAAACGAAGACGGGAAGCGAGCGAAAACGGTGAAACGTTGCGTGAATCCAACGAAATGTGGTGGATGTAGCGCTATTTTCCCAGTTTTGGTGCGCGGTGTTGCGTTTCAGCAACGATAGGCGAGTCCTATGGGTGGGGTGGGTCAAAAGTCGTGGCCAGATCGCCTCGGGACCGACCGTTCCGTCAAATTTTCGCGACCGCGAAATATAAAAATCGGTTTTCAGGCCGCGCGGCGTGAGCGCGGGTAGAAAGTACAACGGCGCGACGCCGAAAATGGTTGCAAAACGGAGAGAAAATGGCCGGCGTAAAGGGCCGCTCCGGGCGCCGCGCCAAGCCAACGGCCAAAAAGGAATTGGCCGGCAATCCGGGCAAGCGGGCGTTGAACAAAGACGAGCCTGACTATGGTCAGGTGACGAATATTGAGTGTCCCGCGTGGATCGATGGTTATGCCGCGGAAATGTGGGCGCGCGTGGCGCCGTCGCTTTGCCAGCACAAGATCGTTCAGGTGACGGACCTGCATAACCTCGAACTTTTCTGCGAGGCATACGGGCGGCACCGACTCGCGAGCGAAGATCTGCGCCGTAATGGCCTGGTCGTCGCCAGTGCGCAGGGCGCGCCAATGAAAAACCCGGCCGCAACGATTCAGAACGAGGCTGCGCGCCAGATGGCGACCTTCGGCGCGCTGCTTGGGCTCGATCCGTCGAGCCGTCAAAACATGGTGGGCGGCGGTAACAAGCGGCCTGACAATCCTTTCGGTGCGCTGCTCGGCAACTAAAACACGATGGCAACAACGTATCCGCGCGTGGAGCAGGGGCTCCAGTTCGCGCGCGACATCGTGCGCGGCAAGCGTCCCGCCGGCCGGCTTGTCGTGCTCGCGTGTCAGCGGCACCTCGACGACCTCGCGGCGAGTCGCAAGAAGGAATTTCGCTGGAAGTTCGACGCGGCGGCTGCGGAGAAGAAACTGGCGCTGGTCGAGCTGATGCCGCACACGAAAGGCGAGTGGGCATTCAAGCGCCAGCTCGTGACGCTCGAGCCGTGGCAGAAATTCGGCCTGATGTGCACGTTCGGTTGGCTGAACAAGCGCACCGGGAAGCGGAGATTCCGCGAAAGCTACTGGGAAGTGCCGCGGAAGAACGGCAAATCGGTCATCGCGGCCGGCGTAGGCATCGGCATGTTCGTGCTGGACGACGAGTTCGGCGCCGAGGTGTACGCCGGCGCGACCACCGAAAAGCAGGCGTGGGAGGTGTTCCGGCCCGCGCGGCTGATGGTGAAGCGCTCGCCGCTGCTGATCGAGGCCGCTGGAATCGAGGTGAATGCCTCGAACATGAACAAGCCGGAAGACGGCAGCCGCTTCGAGCCGCTGATCGGTAATCCAGGCGACGGTGCATCGCCGTCGTGCGCGATCGTCGACGAATACCACGAGCACGACTCGTCGGCGTTGTACGAAACGATGTTGACCGGCATGGGTGCGCGTCGCCAGCCTCTGATGTTCATCATTACGACGGCCGGCGCGAACATCGAAGGGCCGTGCTACGACAAGCGGCGTCAAACCATCGAGATGCTTGAGGGCACGGTGCCAGACGACGAGCTTTTCGGATGGATCTGGACCATCGACGAAGGCGACGACTGGACCGACCCGCGTGTGCTGGCGAAAGCCAACCCGAATATCGGGATTTCGGTCTATCAGGAGTATCTGGAGAGCCAGCAGCAGCGCGCGATCAAGTCCGCGCGCTTCACGAACACGTTCAAGACCAAGCACTTGAATGTGTGGACGTCGGCGAAGGCGGGCTATTTCAACCTCGAAGACTGGAAAGCGTGCGAGGACCCGACGCTGACGCTCGAGCGATTCGAGGGGCAGGATTGCATTTTGTCGCTGGACTTGGCGCGAAAGCTCGACTTGAACAGCATGGCGCGGCTTTTCTGGCGCGACATCGACGGCCGCCGGCACTACTACAGCGTAGCGCCGCGCTTCTGGGTGCCGGAAGACACGGTGAAAAACACCGAAAACCGGCGCATGGCCGAGCGGTATCAGAAGTGGGTGAACACGGGTCATCTGTTCGAAACGGCTGGTGCAGAAATCGACTACCGCGACATTCAGCACGAAGCGGTCTTGTCGAATCACACCTGCCCGGTGCAGTGCGTTCCAATGGACCCGCACGGCGCGACGAACCTCGCGCATCAGCTTGAGGATGAGGGACTGACGCCGGTAACCATCATCCAGAACTACACGAACATGTCCGATCCGATGAAGGAACTTGAGGCCGCGATCACGTCAGGCCGGTTTCATCACGACGGAAATCCAATCATGACCTGGTGCGTAAGCAACGTGGTCGGCAAGAACCTGCCGGGCAACGACGACGTCGTGCGCCCGATAAAGCAGGGCAACGACAACAAGATCGACGGCGCTGTAGCGCTGATTATGGCGATCGGTCGAGCGATGCTCGTCGGGCAAGACCCCGATCTGGACGGGTTCACGTCCAATCCGATCGTCGTCAACTGGTAGCGCCTCGCCGATAGGAACCTGATGAAGACGAAGATTGGACCGTTAGCGCGTGTGAAGGCCGCGTTGATAAGCACCGTCACGTCTACGCAAAGCACGCTCATATCGCTCACCGACGGCAGCTTTTTCGCCCGATTCTTCGGCACTGCGAGCGCCTCCGGCGCGGTTGTCAGTACCGACTCGGCGTTGCGCGTGGCGACAGTTTGGCGCTGCATAAATTTGATTGCCGGCGCCATCGCTACGCTGCCTATCAACGTCTATCAGGACAACGCCGACGGTAGCGGCCGCGTCATTGCGAGCAACCATCCGCTGCAGTTTCTGCTGCACAGCGAGCCAAACAATGAGCAGACTGCAGTCGAATTCTTCGAATTCATCCTGCTCAGCCTGTTGCTGGCCGGCAATGCCTATGTCTGGAAGCAATACAACAGCGGTATCGGCGGCAGTCGGCGGATATTGAACCTGATTCCGCTGGTGCCGATCCGTGTGTCGGTGAGTCGGCAAAACGACAATTCATTGCGATATGACTACGTCGACTTCAATGGGAATGTCTACCGCGGCTTATCGAAAGACGACGTGTTGCACATCAAGGGGCCATCACTTGACGGATTCTTGGGCCTGTCGCCGCTCAGCTATGCGCGCGAAGTGATCGGTACGACTATCGCTGCGAACACGGCAGGCGCGACGGTATTCAAGAACGGCCTGAAAGCGTCGGGCGTGCTCCAGAGCGACCAGATTCTCACGCCGAAGCAGCGCGAGGATCTGCGCAACAGCATGCAGACGTTCGGAGCCAACGCGGGCGGCGTCATTACGCTGGAAGCGGGATTCAAGTACCAGCAGATCACGATGTCTCCAGCCGACGCGCAACTGTTGGAGACGCAGAAGTTCAACGTCGAGGAAATTTGCCGCTGGTTCGGCGTGCCGCCGCACATGGTCGGCAGCACATCGAACTCAACGTCGTGGGGTTCCGGGCTCGAACAGCAAACGCTTGGCTTCTTGACGTATTGCCTGCGCCCGTGGATCGCTCGCATTGAAGACGCCATCAAGCGGAGTTGCTTCAGCGACGCGGAAAAGGCGCGTGGCCTGTATGCAGAGTTCAGCGTCGAAGGTCTCTTGCGCACCGATAGCGCAGCGCGCGCGGCGTACTACTCGAGCATGACGCAAAACGGCATCTATACGCGCGATGAAGTGCGCCGCCTCGAAAACATGCCGCCGAAAGGCGGAAACGCAGAGGTGCTGACCGTTCAATCGGCGCTGATGCCGCTCGACAAGCTTGGCGAAGCAGCGCAGAGCGCTCCGACGAAGCTCGAACAGACGGATCCCGTCGAGGACACCAGGAAGGTCTGACATGCACATTCAAACGAAATCTATCGAGTTCAAGGCTGATTCGCTCACTGAACAGGGCACGTTCTCAGGCTACGGCAGTGTCTTCGGCAACGTCGATAGCTGGGACGACATCGTCGCGCCGGGCGCGTTCACCAAAAGCCTCCAGAACCTCGCGAGCAAGGGTCGCGCCGTTCCGATTCTCTGGCAGCACGACACCGAGAACCCAATCGGCGTATGGAGCGGGCTGAAAGAGGACAGCGTCGGCCTTTTCGGCGATGGCGCACTTTGGCTAGATGACACGCCGACGGCGAAGCTCGCATACAAGGGCATGTCCTCACGCGCGATTACTGGTCTGTCGATCGGGTACATCGCGCGCTCGGCCGACTACGACCAGAAGACGGGGATCCGCACGCTGAAAGAGCTCGACCTGCTCGAAATCAGCGTGGTCACGAACCCGGCGAATGATGAGGCGCGCATCACGAATTTCAAATCGTGCATTGCAGAAGGGTCGCTCACTGAGCGCGACTTCGAAAACATCCTGCGGGACGCTGGATTTTCGCGGTCGGATGCGGTGGCGATCACGAATCACGGCTTCAAGAGTCTGCTCCAGCGGGATGCTGGCGTGCGAAGCGACGAAATCAAAGCAGTTTTTGATGCTTTCAGCATCGCCAAAATCTAACTCTGGAGAGTTCACATGGACGCAGCAGAAATTAAGGCCGGCCTCGACAAGATCAACGATCAGATCCGCGAGCACGGCGAGAAAGCATTGGCCGAAGCAAAGAAGGGCCTCGACCTGGCTACCGGCCAGAAAGAGCGCATCGACGAGATGCTCGTGAAGCAGGGCGAACTGCAAGCGCAGATGGACGCGATGGAGAAGAAGTACGCGCCCGGTCTGAACGGCGGCCGCCAAGAGCAAAAGTCCGTCGGTCGGCAGTTCATCGAGTCTGAGCAGTTCAAAGCGGTCGCTGCCGGCCAGCGCGGCGCGCCGGCGAACCTGGGCGTCAAGGCAATCACCAGCGCGACGACTGCGGGAACCAACGGCAACGGCGGCGTCACGGTTTATTCGCAGCGTATCCAGGGAATTCAGATGCTCCCGGATCGTCCGCTGACCGTCCGTGACCTGCTCGCGCCGGGGACGACTAACTCGAATCTGATCGAGTACGTCAAGGAAACCGGCTTCACGAACAACGCAGACTACCAGGTCACCGAAGGCGCGGCGAAGGCAGAATCGACGATGCAATTTGCGCCGGCGAGTGCGGCTGTCGTCACGATCGCGCACTTCATCAAGGCGTCGAAGCAGATCCTTGACGACTCGCCGCAACTCGAATCCATCATCGACAATCGCCTGCGCTATGGCCTCGAATACAAAGAGGACATGGAGTTGCTGTTTGGCTCGGGTGCGGCTGGTCACCTGAACGGCTTGTATACGCAAGCCACCGCGTACGCGGCGCCGGCCGGCGTGGTCGTGCAGGACCAGAACTACGTCGACACGCTGCGCCTCGCGATGCTGCAAGCCGCGCTCGCGCTGTATCCGGTCACCGGCTTTGTGCTGAACCCGACCGACTGGGCGCAAGTGGAG